TCCCAAAGACTCAAACGAACGTCGATAACATGAGCATCGAGCTCTGAGCCCAATTGCTTAATAATATCGGATTTACCAATTCCGGGAGGACCCCACATGAAAATTGGACGCTTGTTTTTGAACGCCTTGCGCAAACTGTTTTTTGCAGTTTTGGGTCCTACTGTGCGACTGGTAATTTCTGCCATTTTACTTCCTATCTTAGTTAAAAAAGTGTGTTGTGAATTAACTCTCTATGTATCTATTATACAGATATCCCAGGAGAGTGTCAACAACTTTTTAGGAAGTTTTTTCTGTTTTGGCTAATTCTTTTTCACGTTCGTGCATAGCTTTGATTAGCCCAAATTTTCGAATATCGTCCGAAAACATATAAAGCTCAAAACTTTTACGCTCTGAAAAAACGGTAATACTTTGATTGGTAAGATAGTATGGGCAGTCAATGTATCTTTCCAAAAAGACAATAGTTTGAGGACTAAGCTCAATTGGCTCAGTAAATGGAACGTCATACATTTTGAGATCTAATTCTGTAGTTAAAAAATCATACCCTTCCTCGCTCAATCGAAAAGAATTAGGTTTTCCATTTCGAGTGCTTTGCCACCAGCGTCTATTAAATAATTCAAAATTTGCATCATCAACACTTTTACCCCATTGTTGTAAAAATATCTTTGTTAGTGCATCTCTTGTTATACTATTCATTTAACAATAGTTCCTTGGGTTAATTTAACAACTTGGAAATCTTCACAGCCAAATGTTAAATTTAATTTTTTTGCTAAATTGTGAGCATGCCCTGGGTTACTAAATGATACTTTTTTATATTTAGGTCCAGGGTAGCTCGTAAGACTATTAAAACTTTTTAAATTAAAAGGTTCGTTTTTATAAAAGACAGCCCAGATAGCTTCTGCTTCCAGAATCTGTTCTGCTTTATAAGTTTTCTTATTAACATGCTCTAATAAGACTTGTGGTTTAGGTCTAGACATAATATACGTATCCAAAATATACGCATATATTTAGTCTTATTTGTCGTCAAAACCACCGCCATCCATACTGATGGTAACTACTTCATTTGATACTCCAGCTTTAACTGTGTTAAGTATTGTTTCGTAATCTTGAAGTAGTTTATCTTGTATTTCTAACAGAGCTAAATTAAGCAATCTAGCCTGTTGTATAGGCAGTTTAACTTCTTTTTGTTGACCTAATTCAGCCGCTCGCAATGATTGTGCAAACTGACTTATAGGTAGGGTATTAATCTGATTTTGCATTAGCAAGCACCTGTTTCATTTCCATTTCGTCTTTAAACGGACCTTTGTAAGGATAGCGTTCAATCGTAATTGCTTTTGGACAAAAACTTTTAACCCACCCTTTATCAAATTTAATTGTGTAATAACCTGCACAATATAAACTCTTGCTTGCATTGCTTTTAGTAAAAAGAGGAAGTTTGCGTCTTACATCATACATTGCATTATATGGTGTGCAACTAGTAGGGTATCCGTGACACTCTTTTGGTTCAAGATTTACAACTTTAACTTTAGAACTAGTTAAAAAGAAATTATCACCAAATTGCTTAGTGAGGTCTTGTTTTTTGTTAAACATAACTTCGCCGGTAGTGCTACTTAAAACGAATTTATTGTTTTCTTTTTTGTGCAGAGTAGCAACTTTTTCGCCGTTCTGCTCTACTATCCAAAATTTGCCATCCACTATAGGCTTGGCGTGTAATTCAGCTATCATGTGATTCTCCTTAAATATTACTCCGCCCCGAAGGCGCTGAAGTAATATACGTATTTATCTCTCATTCTTCAACAAAATCTACAACATTGCCGTCAGCATCTGCACAGATAATACGGATAGTATCGCCATCTTCGTTTTTAATTTCAATCGGTCCCCAGATCCACCATTCTGTATCGCCCTGACTCCATGGGTCATCTTCGCGTTCTTCTAATTCGTAAGGACTATTATCATCGATGAATTCTTGAATTTCCTCTTCCTCTTCCTCGGAAAGACCTTCAAACTCTACATCATACCAGCAGCCACCATCGAACATTTCAACAAGCTCAACACTTTCAATATTGTTAACTTCACAGTTAAGCATATCGATACTATCCTTCTTGCCATCGCCGCCGGGCACTTCTACAAATTCAAATTCAGGAGGATTGTCGTCTGTAGTTTCTACAGTCCACTCGCCGTAACGGAAACCGTTAGTAACAGTGACTTTTCCATCACCGTTACGCTGATGGTATGTTTCGACTTCTTGACAAGATTTTTTATAATATGTGCTAACGGTCCAGATTGCCATGATTATATCCTTATTGATCTAGTGGAAAAGTATTCCATTCTTTGATGAGAGCGATAACTTCTTCTTCGGTATTGCATACTACCTTAGCGTTAGACCAATCATCTTTTTTATTGCGACCACCGATTTCGACCATCCAACCGTTATCGTAACGATTGACAGTAATAGACTCATTTACTTTTGCTAGTTTTGATAATTTAGACATTTAGTTCTCCTTGATATTTTGCTTGAAATGGTTCTGCATAAGATTGTATATTATCTGCAATCTTTTTCATATCCCATGCATTGCAGAACTTTAGCATGCGGATACCAACTTGGCTAACTTCTTTAGGAATAGCATTAGCCTTAATTGTTTCTTTAATTTTTTGTTTAATATTTTCAGGTTGTGCAGTTAAATCACATAGTTGAACATTACGTTGATAATCTTCTAAGACTCTGTGTTCTTCTCCATTATGGTCGGTCCAACGTTGGAGCATGAGATTGTTCCAATTATATCCTTTAGTCTTACGATCGGAAAACGCCTCCAGGAGACCAACTTTATTCTTTGACCCTTTTGTTCGAACTCCTGGATAAGCTGAAAATACATTATCTGAGGTGTCGCCTCGCATGCATTTTTCGAACAACATCCATTCCGGGTCTTGTGCAGGCTTAGGCTCGCCCGTCTTTTTATCTTTGACTGGTTTACCTTTAGCATCAAATATTCCTTCATGTGTAATATGTAAATCGCCTACACCGTTATATTGGCTAACATTAGGACCAATTAGCTGTGCAAAATCTCCATCCGTTGAAATAATAACATGTTTTGCATCTGGATGTGCTTGTATCCAACCAGCAATCAAATCATCTGCTTCTAAGTTTTCATGACGCATTACAGTAGCATTGGTCTTTTCTGTAATAAAATTCTTAAACTCGTCAAATGCTTCCCAGAACAATTTATCTTCATCTTGTTCTTTTTGTGTCATAGCCGCACGAGTTTCTTGCCTATTTGCCTTGTAAGGTTTATAGTAGTCTTTGCGCCAGCTACGACCTTCTAAGCAGAATACTACATGAGTGCCACTAAAGTCGTTCCACGCTTTCTTAATACTGTTAAGGGTAATATGAAAGGCCATGCCCAACTTAATATCAGCAGAGCCTTGAACTACGTGTCGAGCACGAAAAAATGTGTTGGCTGTATCAACCAAAATATATGTCATATACGATATTCCATGTCTGCCGCAAATACAAACCGGTAATCAATTGAATCAGTAATCCCGGGCCTATGCCATATTTTACTAGGATATATGTTCCAAGTAAAGCTATTTGGCTTAATGAATATATCGTCCCCGCCATTAACTCCATTTAAGGCAAATTCAGTGCCAGTTAATTCTGGTTTTGTAACATCGGGCGGTATATGAACATACCAAATACCACTTAGTTTTCCAAATGCTTGATCATAGTGATGATGATGCCACAAATTGTTTCTATCAATTTCATCTCTTGAACTGGTCATGAATACCCAAGAGTTTATTCCTTTAATTTGAACTTCCTTACCCAAAAACATAAAACAACTATATATAAAACTCTGTCTCATTTTAAGCCAAACGGGTTCTGGCCTTGCAAACAAATTTTCTTTAGTTTGAAATTTAGGACTGTTTAAAAAATAGTTGCCACTATCAATAATATCTTTACTAATAAACATTATTTGATTGTTGTCGTCTTCGGTAATCAACGAACTAAAATCGTAAGGCTTTATTTGATCATGCTGTGTTAGTATAGTAGGCATTAAAATACTTCTGATTTATTTTTATTGATTCTGGTTACATTAATAAATCCTGCAGGACGTTCTGGATCTAATCCTTCTTCTCCTAGCATGTTACGCACAATATCTCTAAACCAACGATCTACAATTTCTTCTTCAGGGTCTCCGTCAAAACCGTAACCATTCTTTTTTAGATCTGCAATAAAGTAATCATTCCAATCAAGCTCAAAGAATCCGTTGCGTGGGTTATCTTTGTTTACTTTAGTATCTAGCACAGCAACATACGATTCACCTCTTTCGGTAGCACGTTCTTTTGGAGTCATCTTAGCTTCTTGTTCTGCAACCTGTGCTTCGGCAGCTGATGCAACTGCTTTTGCTTCCATGTCTTTTAGAGTTTTGATATTTTCTTCTATTTGGTCAATACCGAACCAACGTTTAATTAATTTTTTCATTATGTTTATCCTAACTAAAATTAGTGTATATTTCTAAATCTCTTTTGTTCTGTAACCAGATTGGTGCATTTATATCATCAAAGTCAAAATCATAACCAGTTAACGTATCGATCCATGAAATATCATTGAATCCCCAATTATATGACATTGGTTTATTATTAACATTCGGCATAAACTTTTTAAATACTGATAACCTTGCTTCGAGTCTCGGATGAGGTTGTCTAGAAGTAGCCCACTTCCAAAATGCACTATCTCTACGAGCACTTAATAGGTAGTGAATATCGATAAAATCTTGAACATCTTCGATATAATTTCTTAAAGACGAATTATAACGATCAATAACGTCTTGATCGTAATAACGATTAATCAAGAATCTAGTCAACGTATTTACTTGTTGTATAAATGTGCTTATTCCTGTAGCTTCTAAAGGTTCAATCCACCCAGATGCTAGACCTACAGCAACTACATTACCTGTCCAAGGTTTCATTAAGGAGGTTGAGGGAAATGGAATTTTACGAATGTTTTCTTTTTTAAGGGCACCTTGCCAATAATCGACAAAACATTCTTTTGCTTCTTCTTCAGTTGTATACTGATCATGATATACACAGCCTGTGCCTACTTGACTGCGCAAAGGAGTAGTCCATATCCATCCGTGCTTAACAGCTTCACCTTTAGTATAAGGAATAAATTTAACATTAGGACTAGAGTAATGAACCCTGCCAAACAATGCAGTATTAACATTAGCTTCATATCCGTCATGTTTTAAATCGCTTATTTTACTAATTAAAGCCTTATTAAATCCTGTGCAATCAATATACAAATCTGCCTTAATGATTTGATTTCTATTGACTGCAATACAATCAATAGTATTAGTATTATGTTGAACTTCATACGTATCTGCTTCTACTATTTTAATAGAATTTTTAACATAATTCTTAACATAGTTTGCAAAATCTTCTGCATTTACATGTAGTGCATGTCCAATATCAGTAGATGTTAAATTATTTTCTATAGCCAATGTATAGCTAGGATGCACTCTTTTGTAATAATCTTTTCTTGGAAAATTAATGGGATCTCTTTTTGACATCATATGATAATGATGTGCTCTAGAATACATACCTTCTCTCGGCAAAGCAGAAAAAGGATGCCAATAATCAGTGCCCTCACCGTTCCAGTTTTTAAAATACATGCCATGCTTAAATGTAGCATCAGTTTTTTGCATAAAATCTGGAAGATCAATTCCGGCTTTTTCAAGCAGGTCTATTAAGTCTGGCTGTGTTGATTCGCCGACTCCAATACTAGAATGTTTTTTAGAACATATAATAGTAATATCTAAATCAGGCAAGTGTGGTAGTATTCCGAGAACAGTTACCCACCCAGCGGAACCTGATCCTAGAATACAAATGCTCTTTACCTTTTGGTGCATCAAGTGCCCCATTCATTTTTAAATAAAGGCACTTGTAGTCTGTCGCTGTAACGCCATCCACGATTCATAGCGGCCAGTGCTACATTCTTTGCGTTTAAATTATAAACAGTTTCCACACCACCTACCGGCATGATATAGATATGTCCTTTAAACCCTACGTCTTTGAATTCTTGTGCGGCACGTTCAGCATCTTCAATGTCTTGTTCAGTGGCTACAACAAATTTTAGATAAGCAGTTCCGACATCTTCATATTCGCAAACAATCTCAG